GTGGACGAATCGGTAGACGATCCGTGGGCTCCCCCTCAGGCTGTGCGTCGTGCAGCTGAGAAGGGCTTGGAACTTCGCCGACAGTTTAACCGTGGTGGAACCGAAATCGGCGTCGCTCGCGCGCGCGATCTGAGCAACGGCAAGCGCATCCCGCCGCAGACCATCAACCGCATGCTGAGCTACTTTGCTCGGCATGAAGTGGACAAGAAGGCGGAGAACTTCGGCAACGACGATAACCCGTCACCTGGCTACATCGCGTGGCTGCTGTGGGGCGGCGATCCCGGCTACGCATGGGTGAAACGCATCGAGCGCGAATACCCTGCCGAGGTGAAGGCGTTCCCCTACGTCGATCCGGTCGGTCTCCTCGCGGAATCCATCGACGGCGACGAGCTCGGCATCATCGAAGCGCTTCATCGTGGGGGAATCCACGACGGCATCAAAGCGACGGTGAAAGAACCGGTGTTCACGATCGCAGGGAAGGCGTATCTGAGCAGCGAAGTGATGGTGCGACATGCCAACTAACTACACGGAGATTTTCTTCGTTCGTCCCGAGAAGTTGAAAAGATACAAAGGCGCGCTCACCGAAGCCAAAAAACAATCGCTGAAAATCGCGCTCGGTGAAATGGACGATCTCGGCCGTCACCTGGTGAAGGAGCTACAGACGAATGCGCCGACGCAGAAAGGCGAATTCGCCAGCGGCTTCACCTATCGCGTGAAGAAGACGGGAGCGGATGTAGGATCGCTGTACGTCAACTGGTATCCGAAGGACAGGCCTAAGAATCTGTTGGAATGGATCACGTTCGGCACAGGCATCCACGGACCGCGCAAGCGTCGCATCGTCCCGAAGGCTGTGTATGCAAACGAAAAACGCGTCGCAGCTGGGAAGAAGCCAAAAGCGATTCCAGCGAACAAGCCGAAATTCCTACAGTGGCAGAACCCGACGACCGGGCAATGGTATCGCAAGAAGAGCGTGGCAGGCATGCGTCCGAATCGATTCGTGTTCAGCGTGTGGTTGAAGGCGCAAGATCGCATCGCTGCCATCTACCAGAACATCGGCAAGCTGGTCGCGGATCGAATCCTGGAGAAATCGAATAGGCTATAATGCGCAAAGGGAGGCTAGAACATATGTTCGAAAGGAGTGCGGTAAAGGCGGCAGAGGGGATGAACCTTGAGGTACTCGGTCTCCCGTTCGGCACGGATCGGCAGGGACAGGTTTTCGACGCATCAACTGATATCGGGCTGAGCGTCGGCGACGAAATTCCTGCGTTGTATTACCACGGCTTCGCAGAGCGTGCGGCTAAGAGCGTCAAGCGTCTTGGGACTGCGGTCTACAAAGGCGTCAACGATGCTGGTCACATGTTCCGCGTGAAGCTCGACGAGGCACACGAGAAGGCGAGCGCTGTGTATGACGCAGCCGTTCGCGGTGTCGCGCGCGCTTCCAGCGATTCATCGACTCATCTTGTGCGTCCGCATGGCATCGTAGGTAAGCCAGGTAAAGTCACGTCGTGGCCGATCTTCGCTCTCTCGCTCATGGATGAGGAGACGAGCCAAGCAGCAGTCAATCCGCGCGCGGTCGCAATGGCAGCGGCTAAAGCGCTGAGCGAAATGATCGACGATGAAGCAACGGGCGCAGATGATGCAGCCAAAGCAGGCAAAACGTTCAGCGCGAAAAACCGCGAACGTCTTCTTGCGATGAAAGCTCAGCTGGACGAAATGCTGTCGCAGATCGACGAGTCCGACCTTCCGTCGGAAGAGAAAAACGAATCGCAGAATTCGGCGAATGCTTACATCATCGATGTGACGCCGAATCCTGCCGCAAAGGGTGAAACCATGTCCGAGGAAATCAAGCCTGAGGTCAACGCCGACCTCGAAGCGCTGCGCGGCGAAATCGCCGCTGCGAAAGCCGATTACGCGAAGCTGAACGAAGCGCTCGCCGCTGCACAGCGTCCCGCCTTCAACATCAACAAGGGCGTCGAAGCTGACAGCACTGCCGCCAAAGCTGAGGAAGCCGCGAAGGCTTTCGAGCGTTATCTGCGCACTGGCGATTACGGTGCGCTGTCTGCTTACAAGGCCGCGATGAATGAGACGACCGCTGGTGAAGGCGGTTATCTCGTCCCGACCACGTACAGCAACGAAGTCATCACGGCGATCAACGAAGGTTCCATCCTTCGCCGCGCTGGAGCGCGTGTGATTTCGGTGAACGGCACGAACGCGTTCAAGGTCCCCGGCCTGACGAACAGCACGACCGCGGCGATCCTGACCGCTGAGTCCACGTCCTTCTCGCAGATCGAGCCGTCGGTGACCGAGATCACCTTCAGCCCGTACAAATATACGGCTTCGAGCAACGCGACGGACGAACTGCTCGCCGACTCCCGCATCGATGTGCTGAATCAGATTCTCGCGCCTGATGCTGTCAACCGCTTCATCAAGGCGGAGAACACCGCGTTTGCCACGGGCAGCGGCTCGTCGCAGCCGCAGGGCGTGATGATCGGCGGCACTGTCGGCGTCACCGCTGCCGCAACGAACGCGATCACCGCTGACGAAATCATCGACACGTATCATTCGCTGGCCACGGAATACCGCGATCGCGCTGTGTGGCTGATGAACGACAGCACCTTGAAAGTTGTTCGCAAGTTCCGCGAGAACGGCAGCACCGGTGCGTATCTGTGGCAGCCTGCGCTGAGCGCTGGAAACCCGGACACGATCCTCGGTCGCCCGGTCTACACGCTGAGCACGATCGACACGATCGCCACGGGCAAGAAGGTGGCCGCGTTCGGTAACCTGTCGTACTTCTGGATCGCCGACTTCGGTGGTCTGACGTTCCGCCGCCTGGTTGAGCGCTACGCTGACATCGGTCAGGTCGGCTTCCAGTGGTACAAGCGCTTTGACTCGCACGTCATGCTTTCGGCTGCGATCAAGTATCTGAAGTGCGCGTAGTGAAAACCTGACATGAATACTGCCGTAATCATCCCCACGCTTGGCAGGCATGAGCAGGCCGTGAAGTGCGTAGCCGAATTCCTGCGCACTTCATCGGCTGATGTGATTCTGTGTTCGGAGGAGCCGCGATCGCTGTATGAAGCAGCGCTTGCCGATCCTCGTGTGAAGTTTGTTCCGCTCCCCGAAGACACGCCGTCTGCTCGCGGATGGAATCGCGGGTTGCGAGCGTATCCCGGCTACGATGCCTACTACCTCGGCCAGGATGATCTCTGGCCTGAACAGGATTGGCTGAACGAAGTGCTGCGCGTGCATCGGGAAACTGGCGCCACGTGCATCGCAACGAATGACCTGCACATTCACGGCATGTCGCTCGGAGCGCAGTACTGGATGACGCGCGAATTCATCATCAAGCACAACGGCGGAGTGATGGCTTGTCCGCACTACCGTTCGTGGGGACTCGACGTCGAAACGAACGAACGAGCGAAGCGCGCGCGAACGTACGCATGGGCTGAGCATGCGAAGGTGGAACATCGTCACCGAATCTTCGGCGCAGCCGATGACGCGACGTATCAGAAGGCGAAGCCGTCGCACTACTACGACCAGCTCATCATGAACAATCGCCAGCAGCACGGATGGCCTGACGATTTCCCGGCGGTGATCGCATGAGGATCTACTACACGATCCCGATGGAGCGAAGCGTTCAGGCTGATGCAGTCGCGTCGCTGCTCGACGTTGCCGTCCATGCGCATCACAACAAGGCGCTGAGGATCAACATGGCCTATAAACGGATCGACGACGCTCGCAACAGCGCGGCGAAGCTGTTCCTGTCGCATTCGCAGAGCGAAGACGACGTGCTGGTGATGCTCGACAACGATCACACGCATCCCGCGAACATCGTCGCGCATCTGGCGAGCAAATGCGACGCTGAGCACGAAGTTGTTGGCGCGCTGATGTTTCGACGCTCGCTCCCACATGATCCGTGTTTCTATCAGCTGGACGCCGAGAATCAAGTCGTTGACGTGCCGACGATGTTCGACGGAGCGTCGCTTGTGAAGTGCGACATCGTGGGAACCGGCGCGATCGCGATTCGACGAAGCGCGTTTGCGAAGCTCGACGCGAACGGATTCCGCTGGCCGTATTTTCGTTTCTGCTACAACGAGAACGAGGATATTCAGCGTTCGGAGGACTGGAACTTCGGGCTTGAATGCCGCAAGGCTGGGATCCCGCACTGGTGCGATACGTCGATCGTGTCGCCGCACATCGGGCAGTTCCTGATCGGACCTGAGGAATGGATTCGCGAGGTGCAATGGGGAATGGAACATCCCGATGAATTCGGCGCGAAATACAAAGCGCTCGGCATGCACTTCGTATCGAAGAAGGAGACGCCAGCATGAGCTACGCGACGCTCGCAGAATTCAAGGGCTACATCACCGAGATGACGGGCGGCGTGCAGACTGCATTCACTGCTGCCGAGGATACGCTGCTCCAGAAATTTCTCGACCAGGCCGACGCCGAGGTAGACATGTACACCGGTCGCAGCTTCGGGCAGGGCGCGAATAATCACACCCACTACTACACCGATGCCGACATCGACGGTGACACGCTGTATCTCGACTCCGACCTGGTGAGCGTTATCACGCTGACGAATGGCGATGGCACGGTGATTTCTGCGAGCGACTATTGGCTGTTGCCGATGAACGTGAGCGTGAGCGGACAAAATGCTTTCGACGGATCGTTCTCCGCAATCAAGCTGAAGAGCACGGCACAGTGGACGTTCTCCACTGACGGACGCGTTAGCGTCAGCGGACGCTGGGGATTCATGCAGGGGGCTCCGCTGGATATCGTTCGCGCTGCGATGCGGCTCGCATATTGGTATTGGGCGAAGCGCAACGAAACCGCCGCCGTGAACGTAGCGGGCGAACAAGTGACGCAGCAGACGGACGCGTATCCCGCCGACATCAGGCAGACGCTGGAGCGCTATGTGCGGAGGATCGTGTCATGAGCATCACGAGCTGTTACGACGCGCTCACGAACGTTGTCGCTGCTGGGATCAGCGCGAAGAGCAAATACACTGCGATGCCAACGGCTCCACCACAGCGGCTTCCCGCTGTGATTACGATGTGGCAGCAGACGGAGCCAGCATCGCAGGTATTTAGCAGCGTCGTCGGCGGGAAGAGCGTGCGAAATGCCATGCGCAGAACTCATTCCTACGACGTTGTGGTAATCATCGGTGCAACCGGGCTGATGAAAGACGAGGATCTCGCAGGACGTGCGACAGCGCAGACGTTGTTGGATGCCATTGATGACGACGTTGATCTGGGCGGCGCGTGCGTGTTCTCGCAGGTAAATACGATTAGCCAGAGCCTTCTCGAATGGGATGGTCAGGCGTTTCTCACCGTGCGCGCAAGCGTATCGGTGATGGAGGATGTGTAATGGCTTACACGATGAAAAATTGCAAGGTGGAATTCAGCGCAGACAATTCCGCCTGGACGGACATCAGCGACGAATCGAACAGCGTCACGATGGCGGGATTCGAGCTGGAAACCGAAGGGACTCCTGTCTTCGGCGAATCGAAGAAAGTGCAGACCGTCGGTGGCTACGCTCTCGGCACGATCACGATCCGCACGATGTACGCTGAGACGACGGCTGGCGCGTGGGGACTCGCTGACTCCGCTTACAACGGTCGCACCGCGCTGTATGTGCGCTGGTCGCCGCGTGGCGGCACGACTGGGCAGTATCTCTACACCAGCGACGCGGGATACGTCAAAAATCCCGTCTGGCCTGTGGGTGAAGATGGCGCAGCCGCGATCATGCCAGAGGTTTCGATCGAAACTCCGTTCGTGACGAAAACGACTGTCTAACGGTGACGTATGGTGGAATGGAATTTTGATGCTTTGACGATCGAAGACGCGCTTCTCATGGCAACAGGAGAAGTCAGCGGCAAACAGCTTTTTGACATGCTTAATCGCGCATCGAATGGGCAGCTGAAGTCCATTCCATCTACAAAGCTGCGTGAGGTCATCGAGGATTTCAAGAACGCGTTCGAGGCATCGATCAACCCAAAAGGGCAGGCCGATCTCTGAGCGAACGGGTGAAAGCGCATCTGTGGATCGGCGACGACATGCCGCCTGAGATGATTGAGCTGTGGCTTGCGCGTGACGTGTATCACACATGGCCGCTCCCGGATGCGATGACGGTGGCACGACACCTGACGATCCTCGGAGCTGAGGCGGAAGTGAAGCGGAGGGAGCAGAATGGCCATTAACGAAGTGCCGATCGACCTAGTGCTGCGAGCGCGCGACGAAATGTCTGCCGTGCTCGATCGCGTCGTCAGGGAAACCGATGGCCTGTCCCGTTCTGCGGATAAAGCGGAGCGCGAGGTTGACCAGGCTGGAAACGAGATCGGGCAATTCGCGCAAAAGGCAAATACGGCGAGCACTGCATCAAGTGGATTTAGCGCGAAGCTCATCGCAGTCGGCAATGTCGCAGCCGATCTTGCGCTGAAAGCGCTGTCAGCGGTCGGCAACGCCGTCGGTGATGTCGCGTCAGCGATGATTAACGGCAATGCCGAGTTCGAGCGCTACACCGTGCAATTCGGCGTGCTACTCGGTGGAGCCGACAACGCGAAGAAGCGCCTTGCTGAGCTCGCGGAATTCGGCGCGAAAACTCCGTTCGAGCTTCCCGAGGTGGTTCGCGCAGACAAAATCCTGCAATCGTTCGGCCTGCATGCCGAGGATGCGCAGAAGAAATTCGGCTTCAGCGGAACGCAGATCCGCACGATCGCAGGCGATCTCGCTGCGGGAACCGGCCAGAGCTTCGAGGACATGACCAGGTATCTTGGCATGTTCGCGTCTGGCGCCACGGGCGAGGCGATCTCGCGCTTCCAAGAACTCGGCATCACCACGCGCGAAGAACTCGGCAGGATGGGGCTGGAGTTCTCGAAATCTGGCGAGCTCACGACGCCGACGCAGGAAGCGTTCACCGTGCTACTCAATGTCGCGCAGAAGAAATTCGGCGGCATGATGGATGCGCAGTCGCAGACGTTCGAGGGCATGGTATCAAACCTCGAAGACTGGAAGGGACAAACGCTGCGACTCATCGGCGAGCCGATTTTCGAGGTGCTGCGCGAGAAGCTCGGCCTAGTGCTGGAATTCCTCAATCGTCCTGAAACGCAGCAGGCAATCACGAATTTTGCGGATGGTATCGCCGACGCGCTCGGCAAGACGATTGACTGGGTGGAACGCAATTGGCCTGTGATTGAAGCGGTCGTCACCGATGTGTTCAACGCGCTGAAGTTCGGCTACAACTACATCCTGAAGCCGACAATTGATTTCGTAGTTGATTTGTTCGAGATGCTTGTTGGTAGGACTCAATACAATTTTGATGAGATGAGCGGAACGATCAACTGGGTGATGAATGGCATCAAGCGCATCATCGATACCGTTCTCGCTGCTGTGTGGAGCATCTGGGAAGACAACGGAACCGAAATAATGGACTTCGTGCGTAGCACATGGACCACAATCAGCGACATTGTCACTGGCGTCGTAAATGTGATTATGCGCGTAATCGATATCAACATGCCGAAAATCCAGGCAACCATCGATCAGGCAATGATGGCGATCAAGGTGATCTTCGAGGTGGTGTGGGCGTCAATCAGGATCGTCGTCGGCACAGCGCTCGACTTGATAAAGGGCGTTGTCAACTCTGTAATGATGCTCTTGAATGGCGATGTTGAGGGGGCGCTTGAGCAGCTGAAAATAATGTTCAAAAATATCTGGAATCGCATTTACAGCGTAGTCTCCGAGGCGGTTGCAGATATCAAGCGCATCATCGACGAATACCTGGCGAAATCGGGAACCAGCGTCGATAGCATCATGAACGGGATTCGAGATTCAATCGTCAGGACGTGGACGACGATTACGAATGATGTCGATTGGTGGGTGGGCACGATCCGCAACCGCACATCTGCATATTTCCAGGAGATGCGCGACAACATCAC